GATACAAATATTGGTAATCAGATTAAGGCTGTTACTTCTGTTAGCCAGTTCCTACAGAACTTCTCAACTAACGTTTATGAAGAAATGGAACAGCAGTTAGTAATTGCTCCTATGTTTGATCGCATTCAAGTTGATGCTAAGACATTCCGTGTTCCAATAGCAAACGAAGATACTGATGACGTTGTAGCACAGTTTGCTTCAGGAACTTATGCCACTGGTATTGCTGATCTAACTAACGTACCAACATCAGATCAGAATGCTATTTATTCTGTAGATTTCACACCACATAAGTTCATGGTAACAACTCACCTAGCTAAGGATGAAGAAGAGGATACAATTCTTCCTTTAATTGACTTCTTACGTCGTGCTGCTACTCGTCGTTTATCACGTTCCATTGATAAGGCGATTCTACGTGGTTCTGGTGCACTAACTGGTTTCACTGCAAACCCAGCTACCACTGCAACTTACGCATCTGTTGTTAAGGGTCTTATTACTATGACTAATCAGGTTGCTACTGATGGTCTATCAGTACGTACTTCTGACGCAACTACTAAGGCTTCTGCTGCAAATATTGCTTCAGCACGTGCTAAGATGGGTAAGTATGGTCTACAATTAGGTGACCACCTAGTATACTTAACTACAATCGAAGGTTATAATGAACTTGTAACAACTTCTGATTTCCGTACTGTTGATAAGTTCGGACCAAATGCTACTTACCTAACAGGTTCAGTAGGCGCTGTTTATGGTATTCCAGTAGTAATTACTGAATTCCTAGATAACGTTGGTTCTAATGGAAACAGCATTGGTGCTCTAGTTTACAAGCCTGGCTTCATGATTGCTGAGCGTCGTGGTATTGAGATCGAGAGTGAGTATGAGCCACGTCAGCAGGTAACTGCTATGTATCTATCAACTCGTTTTGACTTCAAGGCTCTATCAGTTGTTAGCACAGGTGCAGGTGCAAATCTTGATACTCGTTACTCATATGCTTCAACAATTAGAACTCTAGCTTAATACAGAGTTTTCTAATTAAGTAATATAGAAGAGGGAGGCGGGTTATCCTACCTCCCTCTCTTACTATAAAAGAGAGGATAAAATAGTGTTAAAAGAAATTATACATTTAGATAATGAAGAAGAGGCTAGAAGAATTCTAGCTAGACGTGGTAATGGTATACCTCAGATTGAAGCTTTTATATTAGAATGGAAAGCTGCTAGAGAAGAAGTTAAGCCTATATTTCCTACGATTGTACAAAAAGTAGTAACAAGTACTAAGATTGATAAAGAAGTTGAAGTACCTACCCAAGATAAGGTTATTGATAGCGAATAATAGGGAGTAAATTTATGTCTAATTATGGTAAATACCCATATGTTACAATAGGGCAGGTAAAAAACTACCTAAATATAACAAGTTCCAATGAAGACTCTAGATTAAGTAATCTCATATCTTACGCTTGTGCGGCAGTGGAGAACTATATTGGATTTGAAGTATTAAGTAATAATTACTCTGAGGCTTTTGATGGTGGTAAGGCTTCTATATTTGTTTCACGATTGCCATTACAGCAAGTTTATGCTGTAAATGAATATGATGGATATGCCTATAGAAGACTAAGTAATCCTCAAACAGATGGGTCATCAGTTACTAGATTAGAATCAGGTAATGTTTTATTAACTAATATAGGAGATACCAAACTTAAATCAAGATTTAAAAAGTTTGGTTCTTCTTCTGTATTTTTTAATGGTAGTACTGACTATATTTATACAGGAGATTCTGATAATTGGTATTTTGGAGATACCCCATTTACTATTGATTTACAGGTTAGAGCTAACTCTTATAGCTCTAATCAAACTTTTATCTCACAAGTAGGTGATAATAATAATTATTGGTCATTAGGTTATAATACTACTAATGGTTATACTTTTAGAGCCTTAGCAGATGGTATAGAAGTAGCTAATGTTACACACGCTAATATAGTTGGTTATGTATCTAATTCTTTTCATCACGTTGAAGTATCAAGAAGTGGTACTACTTTTAAAATTTATAGAGACGGAATAGAACTTGGTACACAAAATACTTCTAATGTAATGCCTGATATTAATGGGCCTTTAGAGCTTGCTAGACAAAATATTACTTCTACTCCAAATTATTTTAAAGGTTTTATGGATGAAGTAAGAATATCTTTAATAGATAGACACACAGATGATTTTATACCTCCAGCTTTTCAACATTCTACTGATGACAATACTATGCTATTAATACATTTTGATGGGCCTAATAATACTCAACAATTTTCAGACGAACACGCTACTGTAGAACAATTTATGCTTTATCCTATAACAGGTGAGATAACAAGAAATGTAGGAGAAAATACTGGTAACTATGATTTATCTTTAGTAGGAGCTAATACATTTAAAAATTTTCCTAGAGGTGTAAAAGTAGATTATAAAGCAGGGTATGATTCAGGAGAGATTCCTTATGATTTATCACTAGCTACTATAGATTATATTAAAATGTTACATAAAGATCGTCAAGAATCACAAGGTTTTACTTTCCAAGGAGAAAATATTCAAGATAGAGTTTTAGTATCTAATTTTCCTCCTCATATTAAGAGAATTTTAGATTTATATAGGATTTGGACCTAAATGATAATAGCTTTTAAAACAACAATAACTGATCCAGAATTTATGAGAAAATATTCTGAGTATATTGCAGAAACAAGTGCTGATAAAGCTACGTTGGTTAAAGCATTAGAAGATGCTTTAGCTAATGTGTTTGGGTCTTCTCAAGCTAGAGGTGGTAGTGAAAAACTAATTCCAGATATTCCTGTTACTGATACTAGAATAATTGATGCCCTAAGTAGTGTTCTTGGGGGAGTAAAAATAACAGATACAGAAGCTAAGTTTAAAAGCTCTCAAGGTTCGATAACTAATGAAAATTATAGATATAGAGCATCTACTATTGGAGAATCTAAACTCACAGATTTATTAAAACAGGCGGCTTTAAATACCTCTGATACTAAAGGTATTACAGAAATAACTGAAGAAATAAGTAAAAAACTTAATGCAAATAAGGGAGCTTTATTATTTAAAGTATTAAAAAAAGACCCTGAATTATTTAACGACTTCTATAAAAAGTCTAGTTTTTTACAACTTGGAAAAAAAATAGGTGACGGGCCTGTTACTCTTACTAGTATATATATTCCTAAATCAAATTTTACCGTTCCACCTTTTAAAATTAACTACTCTTTTACAGAAAGTACAATTAAGTTAGCTTTAGATGATAATTATGAAAGAGACTTAATAGAAAAACTTAAGGAGTCTTCTGCTATAAGTTTACAAGAAGCTACAATGGAACAATTCATTGAAGGATTAAAATCTTTAAAATTTAAAAAAACTTCTTTAAAAGTTGGAAAAGTAAAAAAAGATCAGCAATCTTTCACTATATCTATACCTACTGGTGGTAGTATACCTATGAGTAGTACTAATGTAGTAAATACTAAAAAAGTTGTAAAAAAAGTAACCGAACCACTTCCACAAAAAGTAATATCAAACGCTCAATTTACATCCTTAGTGCAAAAAGAAGCTGAAAAAAGAATGCCAAAAGGTCCACTTAGGGGACCTCCGCTAAGTCCTACGGTATTAACATACCGAACAGGTGCTTTTGTTGACTCTATTAAAGTTATACAAGATTTACGACAAAATATTATGACTTATTATTATGCTCCTAATTATAAAATACACGAAAGAAAAGGTGCAAGAGCTCCTAGATTTTTATTACAATCTTCTATTAGAGACACTGTTCAGCAAGTTTATTCTGAAAAGTTTAGAATTATAAGGGGTTTCTAATCTGGGTAAGAATCCGTTTTAAGAATTTAGCATTTGCTTTGTAAAATTCAATTTGTTATACTATGAAAAGGTAGAAAAATAATGGCGTTAAGTCGCAGAAAAGAAATTACTGAACTAGTCGTTCAAGAATTTAAAAAAATAAATGGTAGTTTCTCTACTTTTGATGCTAATTATATATATAGTACAGACGTAGCTAATAATGTTTTTCGTCGTTTAAAATTTTTAGATGAGATTAATGATTTTCCTACTATATGTGTAAATGCTGGTGCAGAAGCTAGAATCTACCACTCAACAGGGTTAATTACCGGAGAGCTAACTTTAAATATACGAGCCTATTTGAGATCAGAAAACCCTATAACAGCAGCAGAGAATCTAGCAGATGATATAGAGCATATAATTTATCATTTTGGCGATAAATCTGATATTGGAATACTAAACATAACTATGCAAAGTGTTTCTACAGACGAAGGGTTAGTTGCTCCATTTGGAATTTTAGAAATAGATATTTTAGTGATATATCAACTAAATATATAAAGGAGTTTATTAATGGCACAACAGCTTAATCTACAAAGAAATACACGAGTATTTATGTCTTCTGTTGATTTATCCAACGGAGCAGCAGTTACTTCAATTAAGCCTGCTAATACTTGGCAAGTCGAGATTCTTGCAGGATATGCAGTATCACAAAAAACAGCTACTCAAGATATCACATCTTTAGAGAGTGGTTTATCACCTGACCGTTCACAGCAGAGATTTAATACAGCACTAAATCCCGTTGATTGGAATTTTCAATCTTATCTAAAACCAACTGGATTAGAAAAAACTTCAGGCGTATCTAAAATTCACTCTTCAAGTAATTCAATGCCTGTAGCTGATTGGTTTCTATGGCAGTCAATGATAAGTAATACTACTTGGACTACTGGTACTGCATTAAGAAGTACTTGGCAGGATGGCGGTAGATTTTCTCAGGCTACTAGAGCAGAGGAAACAAATACTGCTTCTCATACACCAAATTTTGCAGTTGCTTCAGAGTACCATTTATATTTCTTAATGGATAATGTTATTTATCAAGTTTCTAATGCAACAGTTAATCAGGCTACTGTAGATGCGGCTATTGATGGAATTGCAACTACTACATGGACTGGTTTTGGAACTAATATGATAGAGTTACGTAATCTTCCTAGAGATAACGCTGTAGCTGCTTTTGGCGGTGTTCTAAATAGTGGAGTTTCGGTAGTAGCCAATGCTAACTCAACTACTATGTCTCAAGCTATAGCTTATCATCCTTGGAATAATTATGCTGGAACAGGCACTTCTGCCTCTGCTAGTTTTATTAAAAATAGACTTTCAACTATTGAAATAAAACATGCACCAAGCGAGGTAGGAACTGGTGTAACATTTACTTTCCCAGTAACTAAGCTAAGTTTTGATTATAACAATAATATTACTTATCTAACTCCAGAAGAAATTAATGTTCTAAACTCTCCAATCGGACAGTTTGCTGGAGCCCGTGCTATATCTGGTTCTCTAAGTGCTTATTTACGTGCTGGTTCAACAGATTCTGCTCAATTCTTAAAGCAAATAGTAGAAGATACTCGCGCATCTTCAGCCGCAACTTCTAATGCTAATCTAAGAATTGGAGGAAGTAATGCTCCATATTTTGCAGTAAATATGCCTAGTGTATCATTTGAACTTCCAAACCACACTATTGACGATATCATTGGTGTATCTGTTAACTTCTTAGCCCAGGAGACTTCAAAAGGTTCTGGAGACGAAATAACAATATTTGTAGCTAAATAATTAAATTTGCTGAGGGGGCAAAATTTAAATTACAGGCTGGTGCTCACTGTTAACAATTACCAAATTTGCCCCCTCAGTTTGGTATGAGTTGAAACAAACAGTGAGCACCTTCTTTATTATAGAGGGGAAATAAAAAATGAGTAAAATTAGTAAATTAATAGCAAAAGAAACCGTAATTGATGTTGAATTTCCAGATATTGAAGGATTCATCGTAAAACTTGTATATCTTGGTAGAGACGATCTACTTAAGATTCGTAATTCAAGTCTTGGTTATAAGTTTAACAAGCGTACTCGTCAGCGTGAAGAAGAAGTTGATAATGAGAAGTTTGTTGAAGAATATGCTCGTAGAGCAATTAAGGGTTGGAGTGGACTTAAGGTTAGACATCTACCAAAGCTTCTACCAGTAGATATTAGTGGTCAGAATGCTGACGAAGATGTAGTTTATACAGAAGAAGATGCTCTTGATCTTCTAAGAAGTTCTACTGTATTTGATCAGTTTGTTACTGATGCTCTTAATGATTATGAGAAGTTCTCTATCAGTAAGAGAGAAACCGACGCAAAAAACTAGAAAAGTACCTTAGACACAGCTTTCAAGCTGGAGGAGTGACCCCTGATCAATATCTTATGATGTGTGAAGAGATGGGGTGGGATCCAAATCCAGATGAAATGCCACCTGAGGTACACGAACTTACTTATGAAGCTCAGCAAGCTCTGCGACTTTTTAATGCTTTACCAGATAAAATTGAAGGAATGAATGGTGTTTGGTTAGGTAAAGATTTCGCAGGGCTTGGCGATATAATGAGAATTTATAAAATAGAAGATAGTGAAGAAGTATTTAATCTTCTTTTACTGTGTATAAATGAGGCACAAAGTCATTATGAACAACAGAGAAAGTATCGTAGTGCTTTATCAAGGGGACGCTAGTGGCAGGACTTATTAATGAATTAATAACTAGACTAACTGTTCAAGGTGAAGCAGAAGTAGTATCTGCTGTTGATAATGTTACTAAAGCTCAGACTAGACAGGCAAATTCGTCTGCATCTACTGGGCGACAATTTTCCGCCCAGGCTCAAGGTCTGGGCGGACTTGTTTCTGCTTACGCAGGTGCTGCCGCCAATATATTTGCTATAAGTCAGGCATTCGAAGCATTAAATAAGGCTTCTCGATTAGATCAAACTATCGAAGGAACAAAGATTCTTGCTGCTCAAGTTGGTGAGAGTGGTAGTTCTATTATTAATAAGCTTAAAGAAATTACTAATGGGCAGTTTTCTATGGCACAAGCGGCACAAGCAGCTAATATAGCATTATCTGCTGGTTTTGATTCAAAACAGCTTAATGGGTTAACTAATGTTGCTTATAAAGCTTCTAGAGTATTAGGTAGAGATTTAACAGACTCGGTTGATAGACTTGTAAAAGGTAGTGCTAAACTACAGCCAGAACTATTAGATGAACTTGGTATTTTTACTAGAATTAATCCTGCTGTTGAAAAATATTCACTAGCTATGGGAGTAAGTTCTGCCTCTTTAACTGACTTTCAAAGAAGACAAGCTTTTGCTAACGCTGTTATAGAAGAAGGAACTCGTAAATTTGGAGTTATAACTGTTAGTGCTAACTCTACACAAGCTTCTTTTGAAAAAGTAGCAGCTACTTTTTCTGATTTAGCGCAAAAAATTGGAAGTTCTATAGCTAATATTATAGCACCTGCTCTAGACTTTGTAGGAAAAAACTCAGGTAATGCTTTTCTAGCTATAGCAGCTTTAGGTACTGTAGTATTTAAAAACTTATTTAGTCAGATAGGGGCTTTTGCTACTAGTTCTATTGCTAAGTTAGGTGAAATCGCAGATAAAGCTAATTTAACACAAACACAATTAGTTAAAGTCAATGCTGGGGTTGCCGCCTCTCAAGAATCTGCTGTAGCAGCTACAGCAAAAGGCGCTCCTAGTCTTGGAAGATTTATAGGTGCTGGAGGTGTAGGAGCTGGGGCTAGAGATATTGTAACTAGAGCTACTGAAGGAACTGCTACTACTACTCAAATGACTTCTGATGTTAAATTTATAAAAGAACAAGCTATACCAGCTCAAGAAGCTTATAGAGCTACTATAGCTGCGTCTTCTAGGGATCAAGCAGCTAAAACTGCTGCTGAGGCACAAACTGCTGCTAGAATAAAACTATTAACAGATATACAGGCAGGATATACAGCTGCTCTAGAAGCTACAAGTGCTGGGTCTTCTCGTTTAGCTACAATTACTGTATTTTTACAAGGAGCTATGGCAAGACTAGCTACTGTTATGACAGTTGTAAGTACTGCTCTTGGGTATATAGGAATTATTATTGCAGCAGTACAAATAGTAGGTTCTATATTTGATATAGATATATTAGGAGCTGTAGCTACTCAGTGGAATAAATTATGGGAGAGTAGTAAAAATTTAAAACTAGGTATTGAAGGGGTTTCAGCGGCTGCTATTAACGCTTCTAAAATTGACTTTAAAAATACCTTTGATAGTAAAGATATGGAAAATATATCTAAAAAAGTTCAAGATAGACTTAGTACTGCTACTTCAATTACAGAAGATACTCTTAGTAGAGTTAAAGAAGTAATGTCTATATCTCAGGGTCCTATGCAAGGGGCTGCTCCTACTAGAGACTTAGGTAATAATTTAGACCAAACAAAAATAGAAGAATTAAAAAAACAATTTTCTGATTTTGGTTTAGTAATTGAAAATACTGGTAATACTTCAGTAGTTAAAATTAAAGAATTAAAAGATGGATTAGAAGGGTTAACACAACTTAAATTACTTGATTTAGTAAAAGAATACTCTGATTTATCAGATAAACTTGCAAATACAAATACTAATTCTGATAGTTATAAAGAATTAAATATGAATTTAGTAGCACTTGGTTTAACTATAGATGCTATAAAGAATAAATCTGATGCTCTTGCACAGATATCAGGTAATATAGCCGCTAAGCTACAAATAGACCCATCTAAGGTAACTGCTAGTCTTTTGAGACAGGGATACGCTTTAAGTGAGAATGGCAAGAACTGGACTTTAGCTGGAGTTGAAATAGGTAAATTTAGCTGGGGTCAGTCCAGAGCTAGTAAAGCTATGGAGGATTATGCAGCTGCAAGTACTGCTGCAGAAAATATTACATATGATATTAATGGATCTTTAGCTAGTGGTGGTGCAAGTGCTGAGTACTTAGCTAAAAATATCGAAGGTGCTAAAGTTGCTCTAGAAAAATATTATACACAAGTTATAGCTACAGTAGAAGCTAATAAGAATAATACTGGAGAACAATGGAAAGCTTTATATGCTTATGATGCGGAAGCAGAAAAAGTTAAACAACAAATAAAACTAGTAGATGACTTAGCTAACGCTCAGAAAATAACTACAAATATAGAAAAGGTATTTGCAGGAGAGAGACTAGCTTTTTCTGAAGCAATAGCTAAAGGTAACATAAATGCTAACGGTGAAATAGCAAAAAGTGATAA